CTATAGGAACCCATTTGTGATTCTACTTCATCAAAATGGATAACCAAATCTTTATGAAAGAAAGGATCTAGTCTTGGATTTCTTATACTTTCTAACAGTAAAACAGATTCTGCTTCCCAGCCTGAATCAAAAAGTGGTTTAGGAAACTTTTTACTACTACTAATATACACTACTTTTGAATCTTTTGCAAGAGGATTGTTAAGTTTATTATCTTTTAAATATTCGTTAAATTCTTTATCTGTTTTGTTATCTAACCTAAACATTGTAGAAATTTTTGTTTTATCAACAAATCCTTTAAGACTTTGATATGTATAGGAAATATAATCTAAAGGATTCTTTTCTGGGATTACGATTAATAATGGAAACCTTTTCAATTCAGTTAAGGACGATATAACAGCATCAATAGACCATTCATTTTTTGATATGAATATTGATGGTTCTGTTCTGTTAATTATTCTTTGTGTAAGGACTGACGTTTGATTTACATACGTATGTATATCGTCAAAATATTCTAGTCCATATAACAAACTTCTATCTTTATATAAATGAATATTATTTTGTGAAAGTTTTCCTAAATGTAGTTCAATTTTTTCATTCAAAGTCTTTGGTGTATTTACTAAGTTAAAATCGTATACTCCAGGAACGTATTTTTCAGGTTTATTTTTTATTGTTTTTACTTGTTCAGCATATTCTAAAAGACGTTTATCAATATCATAATTTTTATTTTTAAAAGTTTCTATAACATCATAAACACTATTTTCTGAAATTTTAAAGTAATGAATATGAGATCCTTTTTCATGATAGTAACCTTGTCTATATCCATGTGCTAATTTTTCTATTAACATTATAATTTTTTTGCTAAAAGGAAATCTAATCGCAATATGTGAATCTTTTGCAAGTTCTTTATCTTTGGCCTTTTTGCCCATTCTTGAAACAGCAAACTGTGGTGTTTTACGTTTTGGCTCGTCAACAATTTTTATCCATTGCGATCTATCTACAGTCCTCAATGGAGTACGAGTAGTTCGCATAGCAAGAACTTCCTGTAAATTAGTGTAACCTATATCTGCAAATTGTTTACCGTAATAGTTCAATTTCAAACATACCACATCTAATTGTCTATCAGTAAATGCTTTTCCTCTAAAAACTTGGCGTGCAATACTATACAAAATAGTGCAGTCTTCTTGGACAATTTTAATTTTATCATTACCTTGTAGTCCAGCAAGTACTTCAAGATAATCTTCTACTGTTTCTAACTTCATGCTTACATTATACTATCTTATAGTAATGATGTCAAGCGTTTAATGGGCAAACCTAAAGATATTTCTTCCAAGGTGAATTCAGTCCAGGCATAATCATTTAGCCATTGTGTCCTATCTCCGTACAAAGGATCTTCTATTTTAGAAAAATCTTGCAAAGAAACGTCATAAGCAAGGCTACTAGGTCCGGTAAATGCAGGCACACCTTCTATTATACTATGTATTGCAGGGTTACTTGACCAACTAACAGTTGCAAAAATGTTATCGAATTTCATATCAAAGTCGTCGTATGAGCCTGTAATATGTATAGGATCTTGTCTATACACGTTCTTATACTGTCGTTCTATTGTAGGTAGTTGGCATCTTGGATGGGGCCTAAATATAATAGGTTTATTACTATTTGCTTGAATAACTTCTATAGTGTCCATTACCCATTTACTCATAGGCGGCATATTTTGCCACTGTAAACTTTTATCATGCTGTCCGCATATTAGGATATACTTGCCGTCGCTACGCCAAGGTTTTACGTTCAATCCAAGTTGTTGTACCCTAGACCTATCATTATTGCCAGGACCGAAACTACCATCTCTATTAATTCCATTTATTCCAACCTTCCATGTTGTTCCTCTTTTGATGCCGCCAACTTCTAATACTACAGTTGGTTTATTTTGTCTTTGGTTTCTTTCCCATATATCTTTGTTTCCGCCCATTCTGCCATGAAATAGAACACTCCAAATGACATCAATGCCATCATCGCTATTAGACACAACATCATGACCGAGAGCCAAAGCACCATTACGAAAGGAGTTAAAAACAGGCTTACTATTAAGGGCACCAAATCTTTCATGTAAATTAAATTTCATTCCAATACGCTTCAGTACGATGTCCCATTAGATCCTTACGTTGTGAATGTCCATCGTGCTTACGAGCACCTTTCATGTGATCAATATATCTGCCAAGTTCAGTATTAATTAATGGATGTCCTCCACCGCCTGTCTTTGCAGTCTTAACATATATTGCCGCACTATAATCTAATACTCGCGGATTGTAATTTCTATGCTTGTTTAATATATCACCAAACACATAACTGTCATGCCACTCTGCTAACTGGAATATGCCGTTAGGACCATCAGCATCTTCATATGCTTGTTCAAAATCTTCTAAGAATTTACGACACTGTTTGTCGTTCATGTTTAGTCCATAGAAGCCACACTCTGGCCAAGTTTGTGATCCTTGTCCTCTTCCTACATATGTTAACCAACTTTCGTTAGGTAGCAATCTAGCAAAGTTATCGTAACTCCATTCACTATGAACATACGTATCTCCATCTACCCATACTACCCAATCACTATCTTCTGCTTCACATGCATCAAACACAGCATAAACTTTATTTGCAAACCTTACTGCGTCCCATTTGAATTCTTTATGATGATCTCTTGGACGTTTTTCGGGCCAAGGACATTTTCCATTTGCCTTTGGTACGCCTTTCCAACGTTCTTTAAATGCATTAAGTTTTGTAAGGACAAACTTAGCATCAAGCACTTCAACGTTTGTTCCGTTTGTTTGCGGATCACAATCTTCTGCATACACAATTAATTTTATTTTTGGATCAACTTTTTCTTGCCAACTATCTATTAATCTCTGTCCATATGTTAACATTCCTTCTTGATGAAATGTAGTTACTGCTGTAATTTTCATATTAATCCTTTACTGCCCATCTACGCATATGTCTCCAGGCTTCTCCTGTTGCAAGTTCGTCTAGTGTCCAATGACATTGTGCTAATTTTTCTAACCAAGGACCTCTATCAAACATTACCGGGTTTTCAATTGCTTCAAATTTTGTATGTACTACACCTGCCGCTTGACTTCTATCTGCGTCTAATTGTATAGTTGGAATACCTTCTATAGTGCTTACTATAGCAGGACTACTATTATAATTTATTACACATTTAGCAAGTGCAAAATCTTGCATAATATTTTCATTAGAACTAATACGTATTTTAGCAATTTTATATTTTGCTAGATTGCGAACATGGTCTCTTGCTTTTTTATCACCTGGATGAAACCTAATAATAATTTGTCTATCTGTATGATGACGTATTTCGTTGATTGTTTTTACTAACCAAGGAACAACTTCTTGCTTATCCATGCTCCAGCCGCCGTCTCTTTGACAACAAATTAATACAGCAGGACCATTATCAAGATTCCAATCTTTGACTTTGATGTTTAGTTTTTGTTGCATTTTTTTCCAACGACTTGGATCAGGGTTATCATAACAGTATTCACCTGTTGTAGGAAATATGCCGTCATAACTATATCTTAGATATTCGTGTGTATTACCTCGATCGTATGCTAAAAATAAATTAGCATCTACAATTACACAACGTTTTCCCCTATTAATTTGGTTGTCAAATACATTTTTACGTAATCGTAAGTGTCTACTATTCTTACTATTAGCGTGTACAAATCCTTGAATAACACCAACATCAGTATTCATTGCATGCCAGCCTGTCACCACTGCTCCTTTATCTCCGCAAGCATTTACGCCTTTAATAAAATTATGTATTATCTTAGGTTTTTCTGGATTGGTGTTGCCTGGTGGAATACCCATTAAGTATGCGGCTACTGATAACTGGCTCATCTTATGTCCCACCTTTCTATAATATCAAGTGCAGTTCCATTAGACATTTCTTCTACTCTAAATTGACAATATGCTAACCAGTGTTGCCACTTACGCACTTTTTCATCGTCTTCATAGAGAGGTGTTTCTATTTTAGTAAAGTCTTTCTCACATAGCATATCTGCCGCACCTGGAGCAGATGTAAATGCAGGCACACCATACCCTACTGCTTCTGTTGCCGCAATACTGTTATATGTAACTACTGCAAAAATATTATCATTATCTAGTTGATTATATAAACTACCATCGCCTATACGCTCCCTACGCAATCCTTTATCTCTTACAATTATAGGTCTGTCAGTATGTTGTTTTAATGTTGTAAGTGTTTCACTTACCCATTCATCACGTGTTATACCATAAAATTTACAAGGTTTCTCACTTGGTGTAACTACTAAAATTGCACTGCCGTCTTTTTTCCAACCAGGAAAATTAAGGTTTATCGTAGGACTATCGTAATCTAATTTTTTCCAACGATCGTCTGGTACTTCAACAAAATTACTGTGTTGCATACCATTCAATACCACACGGTGATAAATTTTACGTTTTTGCCTATTACCTAAATAGCCAGTATCAATATAAAAATAGTCACGCCCTGTTTTAGCACATTCGTTTACAATTTTACGACCAGTCATACCTCTAAATGCTACTGGTATATCTATAGGCCAATTACGTAATTGTTTCCATCCATCTAACCAATGTGCTTTTGTTCCTTGTTGCCAGCATAATACTATACCGTCATGGGGATCAATGGCTAGATGATTGACTACACTTCCATCATTGATTTTAGTTCTTTCTTCCATAATTCGTGAAATTCGCAGTTCCTATAATTTTCGAACCACGGTCCTCCTTCTGTATAATGTATTAATTTTGGCTTTTCAATATCGTCATATACTCCTACTAGATAATTCCAAGTATGATCTAGTTCTCCAATTTCTTCATCCTTTAGCCAACTAAAGCGATGCAAGTACGCACCGTTTATTTCAGGACTGTTTACAAGGTCTTGTGTCAATGCTTTATTACTAGGATGTTCACAGTTGAACAGCATAACACTTGACCAGTTCTTTCTAGGATAGATAGTTTGTTTTTGTCCATCCATTTTAAATTCTTCTTTTACTTTGTAATCGTGATGCACACACATAACAGCATACTTGTCGTCTGCTTGATCGAAAAGTTCTTTGATATCTGTTGTAAGTATCATATCACAATCCATAAACAATGCCCAACCTTTGAAGTTTGTTAATTCAGGAATAAGAAAACGTGTAAATGTAAATTCTGTAGATGCAAGTTTATCTATTGCACGAGTGTACCAACCTGCTTCTCTTAGTTCTTGTTGTTTCAAAGGACGCACATCTGCGTCTGGTTGCTTGTTTAAAATACTATGTTTACATACTTGGTATGCTATGTCTTCTCTAGTGTCGTAACCTACAAATACTTTCATTTATCTCTTCTTTCTATATCTTCTTCAATGCATTCACTACCCCATTGTATTTCTAGTATGTGTGCATTTTCAGTTCCTGGGTTGGATGGTTTATGCCAAACTTCTTTATCAATTTCATATGGCATACTGTGAGGTATAAGTTCTCTTGTTTCCAAAACATTATTGTATTCTGTTGTCATACTAACTTTACCTTCTAACAGAATCCATTGTTCTGAACGTTTGAAATGTTTTTGATCACTTAAACTTTTGCCAGGATATATTACTAATTCTTTTACTTTATATCCCTTTTCTGGTTTGTGATCTAATACTCTCCAATAACCCCATTGGCGTTCTGTTTTTTGTGTCTTCCATTCGTCAAGTATCCAACTACTTGAATTCATTTTGTTATCACCACCGACTCCGAATGCAAACTCTACACCATTCATGTCATGATATATTTTGTATTCTGGTGTTGTAGTATTAGACCTATCGCCGCCATTAGCAAAAATAATTTTACAACGTCCATGAGTTGCCATTGTTTTGTATATAGCACCACATGCACTATCATCTTTATCGTCAAAACTAATAACTTTGTCTACTATACTTAGTGCTTCTATAATAGATATCCTATCATCAAATTTCATAAAAGGCCTTCCTTTTTTACGAGTAAGCCATTCATCTGAATTCAAACCAACATGAAGTTCGTCACCTAATTTTTTTGCGGCTTTAAAATATTCAATGTGTCCTGGATGTAAAGGGTCAAATCCCCCTGTTACTAGTACAATGGTTTTCATGTAGATATTTATGTACGTATATTATCAATAAATAATATTATGGCACAAATTAAAAGTTTATACACAGGAAGCAAACATACAGTAATAAGTTTTAGTGGTGCAGGTAATACATTACAAGGTACTAATTTAGAATTTTACAATCTAAAAAATAACGGATACAATGTTATTTGGGTATTAGATCCTACAGTAAGTTGGTTTAACAATATTGATCCTGCAGAAATTATTAAGCATATAAAGACAGAAAATGTCTATACGATAGGCAATAGTATGGGTGCTTACAATGCTACAATATTCAGTTTGTTTTATAATGTAAAAAAAGTTTTAGGATTTGCGCCTCAATATAGTGTTGATCCTACAATAGTGCCTTGGGAAAAACGTTGGCATAGATATACAAAAAATATTAAGAAATACAAACATCCTCATTTGAAGTTTGTGCCTTGGACAGATTATTCGTTTATATTTGGTCATAAAGGTTATGAAACTAAACATATGGATCTTATTCCTAATAATAGTAACATTAATAAGTTAGTAACATACGGTGCTCATGACGTTGCAACCAAGTTTAAAGAGTCAGATAATTTATATAATATTATAAATTTATATTTTAAAGAAAATAAAAAAATTGAACAAAGTTATATAGATAGTTTGTTTACTTAAAAAATTTAGACACAAAATTTTCAATAATAATTTTTACAATATCATTATTAACGTGGCGTGTTGTGTCATCTTCAAAAAGTGTAGGCATATCTGTATGTGCGCCTACCCAACGCACCATTTCAAAACTAGGCCAATAGTAAATGTGTTTATGATTATCAGTTCTAAAAAATTCATCTAAACTTACACGTAATATACTTTTACTTACACAATCACTTACTATAGTAGGACGGTTTGTAAATGTTGCATTAAGAGGTACAGGACTTAAAGTAAAAATTACTGCGGTATCTGCACCTGCATGTGTTTGTATTAGATCAACAATACGTTTCATATTATCAACATTTTCTTGTACAGTTGATGTTACACATTTATGTTTTGATGGATCATAAAATTTTGCTGGTACACCTCTCCAAAATACATTATTTGTTTCTACGTCTTTCCAAACTTCGCCTAAACCAAATGTAACAACTACTGCACTTACTTCTTTAAAATGTTGTAAAAGTTTTTGTTGTTCTTGATCAGGTTGCCATTGAAATGCACCTAATGTTTTATCATTATCATACCAGTAAGCATCTGTGCTTCTATCTCCAGTTAATGCCCATTCTAAATATTGTCTAACAGCAAAACTATTATTCAATCCTTCAGGTACATTAATATAAGTTGTGCCTTTCCCGTTTGCATTTAACCATGCACGTAATCTATCTGCAAAGCAACTGCCCATAGTTACAACTTTATCTCCATCACCAAATATAGGTGAATCAGGACCAAAACCTTTGAATACAAATTCTTTTGCCAATGTGTTAAGGTCTGCAAACTGTTCTTTTTTTGCAGGAAAATAATTTAAATTACCTTTGTGCCATGCACTTCTCTCAACTTTAAAATTACCAGCACTAAGTTTAGCACTATTAGGATGTATAGTCATATTTGCAAATTTATTTTTTGGCATATTTCTTCCTCAAATGTTCCCATGGCAATCCTGCAATGCATTCATCTTCTCGCCATTGGCAGTATGCTAAATTATTTAACCATTGTTGTCTTTCATACATTATAGGTTGTTCAATTAATTTTAAACTTTTGTTTGACACATCATAAGCCATACAACTTGGACACATACTAAATGTAGGAATACCTTCCATTGCACTTTCTGTTAGTCCATTACTATTAAATCCTACAACACACCAAGCATTGTCAAAGTCTGCTTGTAGACCTGCGCCGCCTGATAGTAGTCCTGCACCTTGTAGGTTTTCACTTACTTGTACATCATAGTTTTGTAATATTGCTCTTTGTCTATCTATACGTGATGGATGCATACGCACCTTAATAGGCCTATCTGTATTTTGTTTGATTTCATTCAATGTGTGAGTTACAAAGCCTTCATAACTTCCGTGTTTTTTTATTAGATTAACTAAACTACTATCGCCCGGACGTTGTAACAATACTAATACATAGTCTCCCTTAGTACGCCAATCTTTCACAACTAAGTTTTGATCTTTCTTAACTTGTTCCCATCTGTCACTAGGACTATTTTCATTGCAGTAATCACCTTCGTCTCTAAAATAACTTGTCCAACTGAATCGATGATATGTCTTGCCAGGCTTACCCGGATCAGGATCTGCCATGTTTTTTCTAAAGACTGCACTTTCTGTTACAATAAAAGGCTTGCCACTATCTTTTACAAAGTTATATATATGGCCAAGTTTGCGTTCTTTTTTACTTCCAGATTGATTTGATTGTACAAGTACATCTGCATTTTGGATAGAATCTTTGTCAGCATACGGAACAATTTTCCAAGTCCTAGGTAGTGGATGCCAACTCCATAATAATTCTTTAATTGCTACTACGTGCATTTTTAAAAAGCAATCCTGTTTTTTTTAGAAATCCAAATTTCTTTCTTTCTTTATTTGTTGACCCCATTGTACTATGATTACGCATTTGATTTGTAGCATCTTTAAAATATTTAAATCCGTATTGAGACATAGTATCTATCCAGTATTCCTGTGTGTTTTCATTTACATGATGATGACCGCCATGTCCAACTGGTGCATATGTCATAATTAAAAATTTGCATTTTTGCATTGCCGCAACGTAATTGGGAATGTATTTTTCATATACATGTTCAACAAATTCTACACTCCATGCAAGATCGAAATTATCAGAAATTGGCGCAGGACCATTTGTAAAATCATGTATAGTAAATTTTGTATCGTCGTATCTTTTTAATGTGTAGTCACCATCTAAGCCATGAGCATGTACACCCAAATTGTTTGCAAGTTCAACCATGCCACCAGGACCGCAACCTATATCAAGCATTGATTGTATTCCTAGTGCATTGATTGCCCAACGCAATGTACCTTCGTCGATGTGTGTTTTACCCCCATGTCCACCTAGATGTGTTTCAAGTTCCATTAACTAATTCTCGTTGTTCTCTTGCCTTTTGTAATGCAAAACGTTTAAGAAATTTTTGTTGTAATCTTTCTTTGCTTTTGCCTTTTGTATGGACCATATGGCTATTGATGCCACTGTTATTAAATGGACTTTTATTGTCTTTAGGTGTAGGATTTAAATTTAAGAAAGGTGTTTGATCTTCATAACCTAGTCGTAATTGAAAGAATATCCAACTGTCGTGTGTTTCTCTAAGATGTTCTAAGCCACCAGTGTATTCATTTTCATATCTTTTTAAAAAGTCTTTTGCAAAAGTATTGTCTAAGTTATATCCCATAAGGCCACATTCATCATATTCTTTCGGACGTCCTAAGTATGATATTGCTTTTGTATTAGGTAATAGATAATCTAAATACTCGTGATCAATCTTGTTATGCATTAATACATCTGCATCTAACCAAAAAAGTTTTCCTTTATTTAAATGTTTGGCTTCTTCAAAAATTGCAAATGTTTTATGTGCAAATTTTATACCCTTCCATTTGAATGATTTACTACTGCCTTCTAACTTACGACCAATTTGCCCGTTGTAGTGTGGATCATCTTTGTGTTTGTTTATAAACTCTAATAACGGCTTACAGTCATATAATGGTTTTAATGAAACACGAGGTTCAGGAAAAATACCTATGTCTATTTCTTCTTCACTATAAATTACAATGTTTACATCTTCTGGTAAACATTCAACCCAACTATTAATATTAATTTTGGAAGTGCTATTCCAATATGCCTTATTTAGGCTAGTAACAAATGTATACATTAAACTGTAGCGTCCTCCATACCAGCAACTCTTAACTTTACAATATTAGTTATCTGCCATTGCTTTTGGTCGAGCCCTTTTAAGACTCCTAACCACTTGTTGCGTAGTAGGGCGAATTCGTTAATAATTTTTTCATAGTCAACAACGTCTGCTTCGCCGTCAACATATTTTTCAACATCTCTGCTTGACAAAGCACGTTGGTAATTTTCAAGATATTTCTTGAAGTACGAACTACGCAATCTACGTAGTTCGATATTCAAATAATTTAAAATGGCTTCAATTTCTTGAAGTTGATTAAACCTATGTTCAACAATGCCAGGCATAGCACTAGAAGCACGTTCAACATTACCTTTAAGTTTTACTTCATTCTTTGCATCATTTAATTCTGATTCAAAGTAAGCAACTGCATCTGGTATCCTGTTTATGTTTCTAGATACTTCGCTATACCACATTATTCATCCCAATTAAAGCCATCTTCATCATCATACACTTCTTCTTCATCGTCTAAGTAATATCTAATTGCATTGTCGAGTATTTCACAAGATCCCATTGCTTCTGTAAATGTATTATCTTCTGTTCCCATATCTGCTAACAGATCAACATAACGTTCTGCCGCAGTTTCAATGTGTTTTTTATCTAGATATTCCTTAAATAACGTCCAGAATTCCTGTATTTGTTCTTCATTCATGTGTAGAAAGTTCCTCAATTTGATTTTCAGTTTCTGCTAGTACCGCATCTTCTTCTTCGGTATTTACCACAGGTGCTGTTTTTTCAGCATATTCCGACATAATCAAATCAAGTTTTTCGCCTACCCATGCTTTACGATAGTCGATATGTTCTTCACCTTTCAAATCAACATACTTGAGTCTATTGCCTTGTTTTTCTAACAAGCCTTTTTTCTCAAATAATTCAACAAGACCACTGTAAGGATTCATACCTGTTTCATATGGAATCTTTACTTGTACGCCTTCGAATGGTTTACTGTAACGAGTTTTCATTACTTTACAACCTGCTCTAATACCACGTACTTCGCTTATCTTGTTGCCGGCTTCGTCTTCTTTTAGTTTAAGTTTTTTCATTGCAACAACTATACTTGATGCATAGATAAAACCTTGACCGCCACTAATTTTGTCATCTGGGTCAAACATGTCTTGCGATGCATATGTGTGGTTAGTACATACTAAGCCTACATTATGTGATCCAATCATGTTAACTGTGTTACGAACAAGTGCGGTCAACTGCTTAGGCTTACGACCCATATCACCTTTCATATCACCTTTGTTAAACTGATCGATATCAGTTGGTGTTAATAACATACCTAACGAATCAACTACAAACAATACCTTAGGACGATCTGCTTCGTCCATTGCTTTGTAGTCATCCATAAATGTTGAAATAGTTTTTGCTACATCATCAATCATTGACATATTAAGTTTAAGAAGTTTATCTTCACTTGTGTCAACGTCTAATGCTTGTAACCAACTTTCATCAAGAGCATTCTCTGAGTCAATTAATACAACAAAGATACCTTGATCTTGAGCGTGTTTTACAATGTTACCAGAGCAAAAGTAAGACTTACCTGCGCCTGATTCACCTGCAAACACTGTTACCTTACCTAGTGGAACACCTTTGTGAAAGTCTCCTGATACTAGATAGTTTAGTGCATATGAGCCTGTACTAATCCAATCTGTAGGATCATTAAAGCCAGCACTCATGCCTGAGATGCTTTTAGTTAAGTCCTTTCGGAACTTACTAACGTCAAATGATTTAGCCATAGTTACTCCTTGTTAAGCCAAGTAGGGGATTGCTCCCCTACATTAATTTTATTATTGATTCTGCCTTGAACGAATCATTGCCAAAATGTCACTTGCATTACCTTCAGCAGGTGTATCTGCCGCTGGTGTTGCAGGAGCAGTTTCTGCTACTGGAGCAGGATTTGCTTGTGGTGCTGGAGCAGTTTCTGCTGGAGCACTTTGACTTACTGCCGTTGCATTAGGACTTGGTGCTACATTTGGATCACCAGTTCTAGCCGCCATACCTGATGGACGGAAGTATTGTGACCAACGATCTGCATCATATGGTTGTCCGTCAACAGATGCTTCAAACATCTCTTGCATTACCTTAACACCCATTTCATCTGGCTTCTTAGGAAGGAAGTCACTAAGATTGAATAAACCATGTGTGTTTACGGCATTCATTTCTGCATCACCTAATGGACGATCTCTACGTGCCCAGTTAGATGTTGAGTAGTCAGCGTACCCACCTTTTGATGTTTTGTTAAGACGGAAGTCTACACCAGCAGTATAATCTGTTGGTAATTCTTCCATATCAGGATCCATAAGCGCCTGCTTAATAATTTGGAAAATTTGTGGACCAATAATAAAACGTCTAATTGGATTTTCTGGAGTTGAATCTTCCGCAATTGGATTCTCAGTTACGAAACCTTGGAATACGTATGAACGCTTTTTCCAATATTTTCTACCCATATCTTCAAGACTTGGATCTTTAAACCAACCACGAACTTCGTTTAGGATATTACAAGTATCGCCATACATTTCCATACATGGTACTTGTACTTGAACAGGCTTACTACCTGCTTCACCTTTCACACTTGGAAAAGGCAATTTAATCATAAGTCTTTCTGTCCAGAAAAACGTATTGTTTTCGTTGCCGTCAGGAAGAAAACGTAGCGTTGCACTTTCGCCTTCTTTCATATTCCAAAATGGGTAAATTGCGTTATCGCCGCCGCCGCTTTGAGAACCACCTGTGCGTGATTCTTGTTCTTTCAGTTTTGCTCTGATCTCTGCTAATGATGCCATAATATATGCCTCCTGTAGTTTGCCTTATAGCCTTTGTGCCTTAATTTGTTAGTAGCACAGTTGTTATTATATACTAAACTGCTAACAATGTCAAGTCTTTTTTGAAGAAAAACTTAAAAAACTTATAGTAGGGTCTTTAGATCCCTGCTAATGCTTTGATATTTAACAGATCTTTATCGTTAGATACTGTTCTTTTGGTTTCTTCTATGCCAGCCGCTCTTTTCAAAGCCTCTATATCTGCTGTAACAGCCAACGTAACTTTTTCTGGCTCATGCTCTGCTTCCATTTCTTGCACTGCTGGACCACTTATTACATCTTCGTACTTTTGCATGATTTTTTCAATAAACTGCTTTGCTGGTTCAATATATTGCTCACCGTAATCTTTTTCAACCATTGTTAATACTGCTGTTTCGCCTTTTGGAAAATTGCCTGTTTCTCTATCAAACAATGATAAAATCTTTTCTGGTAACGGCATTTTTGCTTCTTTTTCTAAAGTGATATCTTCCTCATCATCATCCGGGTGTGGAATTTTATCGCCTTTCTTCTTGCCGTCCATTTTTGCTTTACGGACTGCATGAGCAAATGCATTGCCTTCTTCTGCTTCTTCGTCATCGTCGGCTTTTTCTTTGTCATCAACTGCTTTTTTCATTGGCTCTTCTTTGTCGCCATCACCGTCAATGTCAATATAGTCTGGTTTTGATTTTTCGCTAAACTGACCCATCATTGCTTCAAAGCCTGCATCAATATCTGCTTCTGTTGGAATAGTTGATTCATCTGCAATTAAATCATGTTGGTGTTTTGAAAGTTCTTCCATAGAATCAAACTCGCCTGTTTTTTCACCGTTTCTATATGAGATAAACTTATCGCCTTTTTTCTCTGCCGCAAGTCCATACTTGTTCATTCCCATAGAGTCTGCTTCTTTATATCCTGC